GCGTGGCTGGTTCGGGCCGGATGCACTCCGGCCCCGTGTCCCTTTCATTCGATCAGATCCTCCTCGAATTCGGCGAGATCTTCTGGAAGGTCGAGGCCGGCCATGAGAAGCCACCGAGCCGCCTCCGCCGCCGCCAGGACCTCGACCGAATCATGGGGCTCTCCTATGCCCCTCGGCCTCACGCTGTAATAGCGATCCTTCGCGCTCAGGTGAAGGGTCTCACCGCCGGAGCCCTCCCAACTATCCTTAGCCCGATCGGTATCGAGGATTTTTCCATCTTTCAGATATCTAGTCATGATGCTTACCGCCGTTTAGCGCCCTTCTTTCGGTTCGTCCTCCGAGAGACCACCCGGAGGTTCCGCCGGCTATTCGAGCCGCCTTTCGAGAGAGGGACCTTATGATCTACCTCTCGGCCGTCCCCCTTCCGGACTCGGCCCTCCTTCTCCATCATGCGCCGCGCCTTGTTGCGAGCGTCCCGCCGCTTGATTTGTTCGGGTTTGCCGTGGTACTCTCGATATTCCTTCTTATAGTCCCGCTTCCGTTTCGTTGACTTAGATTTTGCCTTCCGCTTCATGATCATCGGATCCCTCCCTCGACAGTATCAAACGGCATCGACAGTTGACGCACTCGAAAGCCGGCCCGTCACCGGGGAACATGACGGGAACCCCTCCCGTAGCTGGGAACGGTTCGTTAATCCGGACCTTCGACCCGTCCCGCGCCCGGTGGTGCTTTCGGCTCCGTTCGTCGCCAGCACAGACCCAAGTTTTATGGGTGTAGCCTTTCTCGATGCCCCGCTCCAGAGCCGAGCCGTTTCGGGCCTTCGTCCTCTCGGTCCTAACAATTCTTTTAACCCTCGACGGAGCACAGATTGCCGACTCCCTCAGCGTCTTCTCGGCCTGTTCCTCGCCAACCCAATGGGTAGACATGAACCTTTTGAGGAAGTTGATATCGGTCGCCGTCATGTCCTTGACGAGCCGATCGCTCAAGCCGTGAGCTATGAAATATTGTTTGGCCTGTTCGTGGGGGAGCTCTTCGACCACAAGAGGCCAGAACTTAGCGTTTTTCCTCGCCAGCTCTCGCCGTAACGGTTGCCAAAAGCCGTAAGTAACGTAAGCCGTGCCCGTCGGAGACGTCCCGGCGAGGGCCTTCGCCTCCTCAAGGCTCCGCAGATCGAAGTAACCGACAGCCACCAAAAAACGCATGTAGAGCGGGATCGCCTCTCGGAGGATCCCGACCCCCTCCTCTATCACGACGACCACCCAAAAAATCGAGAGAGGGCGAGCCTCTACTCCTCGCCCTCGTCGGCCGGAAGCTCGCCCTGGAAAATCATGATCTCGAGCTCCCCCGCGGTCGTCCCGGCGGCGACGGCCCGGAGCTCCGCCCCCTTCGGCACGTACTGGTTTACCACGCTCCTGAGCGGGTTCGTCAGGTACAGGCCCGGCGAAGGAAGCTCACGCCACTCGCCGGCGAGCTTCATCTCGAAGCCGAGCTCCCCATCGAAATCGATTGTCGCCGCCACCACAATCGACACCGGGACCGCCGACGAGACCGAGACGAACCCCTCCGTCTCGGTGGTCTCGTCGTCGAGGACGGCCTCGATCGGCGTCGGGGATATGGGCTCCGTGGCGTCCCGGATCGAGGAGATCGCCTCCTCGGCCCAAACCAAACGGCGCGTAATCTCAGATTGCCAGCTCTTCGGGAGGGCCATCTATCCCCGCCCCCCCTCAGAGGCCGTAAGCCTCGATCGTCCCGTCGATCGTCGAGCCGGCGATGTCGACATGGACTGTCCCGTCAGGCTGGACGAACCTCGCCGTCTCCAAGGGCCCGAGGACGACCTCGGCCGCTCCCCCGGCGCACGTATAGACGAGATCGCCGAGAGCCCGGCGGAAGGCAGGCTCGCCGGCCCCCGCCTTGACGGTGACCGTATCTCCGGCCGTCGCCGCCGATAGGTGGAAGGCGAGGATCACCCGCTTGAACCCGGACACGTCGACGACATGGTCGTTTGCCGTGTCGATGGCGTCGGCGGTCTCGGCGACCGCAAACCCGCCCGTCATCTCGTTTACGAGAATTTCGGATCTGGTCATTTTCTATCAGTCCCCCGAAGCTACGGCGCAGTTCAGGACGACGAGAGCGGAAGGATCCACGACCTTCGCGCCGTAGACGTGCAGACCCCGGAGAGCGTCAGCGAAGAACTTCTCCGGCCGGTACGCCTCGACGTCGTTCACGCTATCGGCAAAGGTGCAGGCTCTCGCCGTCCCGGCGATGATCTGAGAGGTTCCCGTGTCGACGGGAACGTTGTTGGACTCCAGGATGTCGAAGCCGTACAGCCTCGCCACCTGCCCGTTCTTCATGGCCGGCTCGACCCCGGACCATCCGACGTTCCTCGTCACGAGCCCCTCCTTGAGGAGGATCCCCGTAAGCCAGGGCGGGACCACCAGAAAGCGGCCCTCGCCGGGGACGTTGGCCTCGTCGAGCTTGGTCTTGAGGTCGATTATGGCGTCGTTGGCGAGGACCTCGGAGAGGTCGAACTCGATCGGCGAGGCGACCGTCCCGACGCGGGCCCCGGCCCCCGCCACCATGACGCCGGCGACGTACTGGTCGGCGACGTCCCCGAGACGATAGGCCGCGTCCTGGGTAGCGCTCTCCATCAAGGAGACTTGCATCTGTGCCTTGTCTATGTCCTCGACCCTGAAGTTAAAAAATTTGGCCTGAGTGATCTCAAGCGTGGCGCTGGCGTCGTCGAGCTCTTCGGGGTCGCCTATGCCCGTGCTCTTGTTGTAGTTGTCGATAGTGATCGGGCCGTGGGCGACGATCCGAACGGTATCGCCTTTGCCCCGGATGTCGCCTTCGTAGTCGCGGTTGATGACGCCCGTCTGAGCGTACACCAGCGACTTTTGCAAGCTCTGGAAGATCTGAGCCGCCCATACTTCGGCGATGAAGTTGTTTACAGCCATGTTTCGTTACCCCCACTTTATGAAGTATTCAGACTCCCGTCCTTAAGCTGAGCCTTGATCTGATCCATATTCTTGATGATCTCTTCAGGGCTCATCTTCTTGATGTCGGCGCGCGTCAGGGGCCGTTTTGCCCCTTTGGGCGGGTTCGTCCCCGCCCCCACCTTCGGGCCCGGTCCGAGGCTCTTCTTCAGCTTCTCGGCGTCCCGGAGGAGGCTCTCGTCGTCGGAGCCCTTGAGCCGCGTCGCCATCGAGGCGGGGAGCCCCGCCTTCCTAGCCGCCCGGATCTTGGCCCTCAGAGCTCCCCGTCGGCCCTCGGAGCCGTCGGCGTCGCCGGCCCGCTTCTTTTTCCCCCGCCTCCCCGTGTCGTCGTCGGAGGTGGAGGCCGCCGCCTTCTTCAGCTTCGCTAGTTCCGCCTTCATAGCAGCGTGCTCGTCTCTAAGCTGGTCGTAGTCGGCGAACTTCGCCTTCTGACGGTCCAGCCTCTTTTGCACAAGTCGGTTAATGTCTTGTGCGCTAAACTTCTTATCCCCTGGTGCCATAGTGGCTACACCTACCGGATTTTACGCTTTCCGTAAGCTATGTCAGATTGATGACTGTTACAGGAAATGGAGCGCATCCTCGGCCTTCTCCCGCTTGATCTCGCCGAGCTCCCATTGGAGGTCCTCATCGGAGGCGTCGGGGTCGAGTCGCGCCAGAGCCGAGTACGTCGAGGTGAGGCCCGTAGTCTTCCGAGCCCCCTCGACCTGAGCCGCCTCGACGGGATCGGCTGGGAGACCGCTCCGCCACTCGATCGATAGATTTTCGAGGAGCTCGGCCCCCGGCCATCTGGAGGCGACCTCCAGCTCGGCGACGAGTCGGAGGGCCTGGAGGATCGGCCGGCGCGCCCTCATCCTCAGCCTCGCAACTTTCGCCAGCGTCGGGATAGCAAGCCGCTTCAAAGCAGAGCCCGACTCGGCGAGGCCGTTCTTCGTATCCCCCAGGAGAGCCGGCGAGATCTCGGCGACCGCCATAAGCTCGGACTTAATCTCCTCGATTTGGCTGAAATTCGAGGCTAGGCTCGCATCCCACGTCAGATAGGCGGGGATCGGCTCGCCCTCCCTCACAGGGAAGTACCGGCCCCCGCCCATCGCGATCGGCGCGTTAACGTCGAGCTCGCCCGTCTCCGGGTTGACCTCGGCCATTCCCTCCGGGCCCGCCATGTTCGGATCCGAGAACTTTTCGAGCGTGCTCGACACATGCGAGAGCCGGAGCTCGATCTCTCGGACGAGCTCCTCGATCCCCCGGAAGTCGTCGAGCCCGAACACCCCATCCGAGCGGAGGAGGCCGGCGAGCGGGACGATCAGGAAGTCGGAGACGCCCGTCGCCTCCTCGGCCGCCATCCCCCCGTACCTTTCGAGGGCCGCGATGGGCATCTCCGAGACGATCTTTCCGCCCGTATCGAGGCGGAAGAGGCGGTTCCGGATCGAGCCCGGCCGATGCTCCTCGATCCGAAGATAGCGCCGCTCGATATGGTCCTCGTACTGGCTGAAATCGTAACAAATGCAGTGGGCTTGGACGTCTCGGCTATCATCCGGCGAGACGACCGGGAACCAGTACCGGGGATCTATCCTTTCGACGATACCGCCCCGGCCCGGATCAAACCGGACTTTGAGAACGGCGTTCCCGTACCTCGAAATATCGAGGAAGATATCATAGATCAGGAGATCGAAGTCGGCCGCCTCGGCGATCCGATCTATCGCCCCCTGGTTATCGGCGAATAGCCGGAGCGGGCTCGCCAGATCGGCGATTAGGGTCGACGACCTCTTAAACCAGTTTGTAACGATGTGAGGCAACTTACCTGTCAGACCTGGGAACGCCGCCCCGTGCTCGTCCTCGAAAAGTAGCGTGCATCGGTCGTATCGGTCGAGCCTCGCCCGCTCGTCTTGAGGAGGCCAAGGCCGACCGCTCTCTAGGAAACTGAAATCAGTTAGGACGATGACAACCCCCCCGGATTGTATCGGAAGATGTAGTTCGCGGCATAGCGCAAGGCGTCGAGCAAGTCGTCGCCCTCCTTGACGGGCTTGTCATCGCCCCGTTCGGTGGCCTTCGGATCCCATCGGTAAGCCTCGATCTCCTCGATCAGCCGGGGACACGCCGGCCCCACGATCTTCAGGGCCCCCGTCGAGAGAGCTGAGGAGACCCGGCCTATCCCGTCCAGGACCGAGTTGTCGGCCCCCCGGACCCTCTGGACGCCGTCGGCCCGAAGCTGGAGGATGAACGACTTCGCCGAGGGATCGGCGAGGATCGCCACCGGGAACTTCCCCGCCAGGAAGCCCCGGAGGTCCTTCGAGAGCCTGGCGTTCGTCCGATCGGACTCCCGGTACTCGCCGAAGACGTACCAGCAGCCACCCCACCGGCCGAGCTTCAGGAAAGCCGTCGGATGGGTCGCCCCGTAGTCGGCGGCGACGACCATCGACTTCATCGGCCCGTCGGGGATCGAGGGGACGACATGCAGGCCCCGGTCGAAATGGGGATAGACCGCCCCCTCGGCCGCCACCCATTCGCCGAGGATGTACCGCCGATAGAAGAGGGATGTCGGAGGGCCGAACTGCCTTTTCAGCTCGGCGACGTAAGCCGGATCGAGGTGGGGGTTATCCTCAAGCCTGAAATGCCAGCTCTTGAGGTCGAGTTCCCCCTCGCGGTCGAGCCATTTCTTCTTGAGGTAGTGGGCGGGGCCGCCGGGGTTCGTCGTCATGAAGAGCTGAGCCCCCTCCTCGGAGAGGCGCGTCATCAGCATATTGAAGAAGCTCTCAGGATGGAGGCTCCCCTCGTCGACGTATGCGCCGCCGAGGGTCTCGCCCTCGATCTTTGCGTATGCCGACTCGTCGTTTGCCCCCTCGCACCAGACTTCTCGGCCGTAGATGTAGACGCGCTTGAGGCTCCTCTTGAAATCGAAGTTCTGGGGGCCGACGAGCTTCGAGAGGGGGTGGAGAACGTTCCTCTCCAGGGCCCCCAGGGTTCGGCCCGTCATTAAGAGGTTGACGTCTTCTGGAGCCTCCAGGACGGCCTTGAGCCACCTTAGATTAGCCCCGACGGTCTTCGAGCTTCTCACGGCGCCGTGGGCTATGTTGGCCCTGGCGTCGCTGTGGAGGCAGAAGTCCCTCTGAAGCCCCGTCGGGACCTGGAAGGCCGCCATCTATCCCCCCGCCGCCTGCTCGACCTCATCCGCCCCGAATATCCGGAGCCTCAGCTCGGCGAGCTCTGCCTCGGCTTCGGCGTTCAGGGCCCGCGCCCGTTCCAGGAGGAGGAGGAGGTCGTCCTCGGCGGCCGTCGTCTACACCACCTCCAGGACGGGGAGGTCCCCGGGGCCGACGTCGTCGGAGACGAGCCCGGCCTCGACGAGGGCCTGATAAGCCGCCTCCTCCTCCTTTACCGCGCGGATCTCGGCGACGACCTCGCCGAACCTTTCGAGGAGGCCGTCGGCGAACCGCTCAAGCTCGGCAATCGTAATCTGACGGCCCATGCTCTCGTCCATTGGCCCGACCCCCTCGTCCCCGCCTACTCCTCGGGCTCGGGCTCGTCGCCCTCGCCGATCAGCTCGGCGACCTCGGCGAGATGGGTCTCGATCAGCTCCTCGGCGACCTCGATCGCCTCAAGGTGAGCCGCGACGATCTCCTCGGCGTCGCCCCCGGCCTCGGCCTCGCCGACGACCTCCTCGGCCTCGATCAGCCGATCGAGGATCTCCTCCACTTCAACCATTTTTTTCATCCTCCTGCATCTTCTTGAATAGTTCGGCGATCTCGCCGCCTCTCGTCGTCGGATCGATCGAGTCTTCGAGCCGCCGCTTATCGATCAGGATCGCCACGGCGAGAGCCCACTCCCTCATATCTTTAGGGGGAGGGACGCTCGGCAAAGCACGCGCCAGGGCCTCCAGCCCCTCAGAGACGAGCCCGATCCTCGCCTCGGCGGCGTATCGGCTCCGAGCCTCGGCCGCCCTTTTCGTCCCGTGGACGTCCACCAGCTCCAGCCCGTTGCGCTTCGCCACGTTGGCAACGGTCGATTTAGATCGACCGACCTCGGCCCCCACGTCCCGGACCGATCGCCCCGCCCTCAGAGCCGCCAGGATCGCCTCTTCCTCCGCCGCCGAGACAGGACCGCCCTTAGGCCTCGCCGCCGCCATCTCTCCGACCGTCCCTCCACCAGAAGGGGAGCGTCCCCCGCCGAACTTCGCGCGTCCAGCCCTCGTCCCTCAGGATCGCCCTCGCCTCCTCTGGCGAGACGCCGAACCGCTCGGCGAGCTTCACGAGCTGGAAGCGATCGCCGATCGTGGCTCGCCACTTCTTGCGGTTCCTGATAGCGATTCTGAATCCTTCGGGGTCGGGCTTCGGTCGTCTCATCACGTCATTCGCTCCAAATCTGGAAAGTTATGATCGGTTGTAGTGTCCCCCACTAACTGTTATACTGTATGACTACATCTATATAAAGTTAACTACAAAAAGGATATTTCTTCAAGTATCGCGGCCGATTTGTACCTGATATGGCCCGTAACACCTTTTTCTATAATCGTATCTAAGGTGTCGGCGACACCGACACCATCTCCAGGGAGCGGAGGGAGCGGAGGAAAAGAGAGCTTACTTCGTTTGATTTTTCTATACATACATATATATACATACACATACACTACCTATTACACAAGGACACTGATACACACACACACACACACACAACGACACTGTGTGTGTGAAACTTTTCTTGATTTAATTCGTGATTCACTCAAGTTTACTTGATTTACTGAGAAATCTCTCCACCTCCTCGCCTGATCCGAGGGGAGGTGTCGGTGTCGCCGACACCTTAGATACGAAAATGAAAAAAGGTGTTACGGGCTTACCTTGGTCTTACAGGCTTGCCCGCCAAATGGACGAAAAGCTTCCGACGGGCCGGTCTTTCGGGGACCTCGAAAAGAGGGTCCTGCCTTAGATGGGCAACGAGCCGCTTCCGCTGCTGTTTTGATAGCTTCCCGTCGCCGAACTCGAAGCTCGCGAGCTCGATTGGCCGGTTCCCGTTTCGAGTCAGCTCGTGAAGGAGCTCGGCTTTCCTATCCTCTGTCGCCCGGCCCGGAGCCTCCCTCCTATCCATCAGGGAGAGAAGCCCCTCGCGCATCCCGTCCATCCGCTCGCGAAGCTTCCGTAGCTCCTCCTCGCGGAGCCTATCCCGCTCGCGAAGCTCCGCGACCTCCGCCTCAAGCGTCGCGATGCGCTCCTCCTTCTGGCGGATCTCTTCGCGAAGCTCCGCCTCGATCCGGTCGATCCGGTCGAGTAGCGCAATATGATCAAACGCAATCTCTTTCGGCCCTTCGGGACACTCCGAAAAGCTTAAATCCTTTTTAGGCTTCTTTGACATGTGGATTCGCTCCGTAAACATGCGGATTCGCTCCGTAAACAGGCTTAAACGCTCCATAATCCGTTTCAGGCCGTCGGGACGTTGCGAGCGCCCCGACGTTGGCCTCTTTTCTCATCGTCGCTTCCTCTCCATGGCGCTGATGAACTCGTCCAGCCTCGCGAGGTCCTCGCACGTCTCGAAAAGCCGGTTGATCTCGTCGGCGTTGAAATCGAGCTTCCCCAGCCGCTCGGCGAGGGCGTCCTGAGCCCGTGCGTAGCGGTCCATGGCGTCGCCGTAGGCCTCAAGCCCGGCCGTTATGAGCCCGACGGCCACCGCGGATAGAGTCGTTTTGTGCTCGGCCGCCAAGATCTCGATTTCTCGCCGCAGGTCGGCGGGAACGATCGCCGTCGTCGAGCGCGTCGGCTGGCTGACATTGCCCTCAAACCACCGAGGACGTGCAGTTATCGGTTGCATGCTTAATTTGAGCCTCTCCTCGCCAATAAACCTTCCTATCACGTCCGCGCCTCGATATCGCCAAAAAGCAAACCCTTTTATTGGTGGAGCACGTATTTACGGGTTGAAAGCGTTCGGGTCTTCGATCCGTTCGTTTTTTACGCAAACTTCGTCATTAAAACGGGCCGATTTGTTGGGACACGGCTTCGGCCCGCGCACCCCATATCGCGATGGTCAACACCTTCTCCCAGGAGAACGACCTCCTGTGACGGCATAACCCCGGCGGTTCCTGTCCTTTCCGCCGGGATTCCCCATTTACTTTTTCATGAAGTCGGCCCGACTTCACCCGCCGCCAATCCTTCCGGAAGTCGGGGCTATCTTCCAAGGGGCCTAGCCCCCCTCCGTTGGAAACCCCCGTATTCCATAGACTCAGTGAATACACCTACCTCGTCGCGTACACCCATGATTAACGAGATAATTTCTATCCCAGAAGAGTAGCAACGTCGCCAGATGCTGGTTTCACGCATAGCGGTTTTATGTCAAAACATCAGAAAAAAGAGGGGCGAGGGCTTATAAACCCTCAAACTCC